ATGAATGCCGCCGCGCCCCGTCATGGGACGATTTCCGATTTTCTCGCGCTGACAGACGGCTTGTCCATCGCCCGTGTCGCAGAAATCCTCCGCTGCTGCACGCGCACGATCCGCAATTATGTCGCCGGCCGCTCGCCGATCCCGTGGCATCGCGTCGAGCTGCTGCGCAGGATCGCGCTTGAATCCAACCGAGCAGCCACAGGCGCGAGCGCATCGGCGGCCGCGCCGGAATCGCCCGTAGTCGCCAACATCGATCCCGACCCGGCAGCGCCAGACGTTCCGCCTGACGAAATACTTGCATGGGTCGGCGTGCACGCGTCGCATTACCTGTCGAGCCAACGCAGCTTTGCGTCCTACGTGCGCGGTTGGAACGTCGTCGACAAGATTCGGCGCGCAAAGCTTGACGGCACGTTTGCGGCCGTCATTGCTCGCTGGCATGTGCTGTCGGTCGAACTGCCGCGGATGTGGCGCAGCGGCCCGCTTTGGGCTGGCGTCGGACCACCAGCTTATGTCCGTCGCGAAAGCTGATCGTAACGATTGTGTTACCCTCCTGCTTTCATTTTCACAACAGAAAAAGGACCAGCTATGGCCTATTCCGGGGTACGTCGCACATGCGGCGTGTTTGCTATCGCCTGCCTTTCGGCGTTTGTCGCTCAATCCGCAGTGGCGGCCGGCGAATCGCGGCCGGGCGTTCATCAGATCAAGGGCGGTACGTGGCTGGGCTGCGATACCGAAGCGCGCTTCGACAAGATCATGTCTTACTCGGTTTCCGGGGACAAAGCTGCTTTCAAGAAGGCCGCCGTCGCCGCAATCAACGCTGGCAACTGCACGTTGTTTCGTGAGGGACAGACCGTTCACCTTGCCGATGTGAAGATCCTTGGCGGCACGATCAAGATTCGCCGCGACGGCGAGACCGACGAGTTCTGGACGAACCGCGAAGCGGTCAAGTAACCTGCCCCCGAAAGCCCGCACCAGCGGGCTTTTTTCATACCTGCCGTGCGCGGGTGGTTCGGATCGTTGACACGACGCCATCTCATCTCGATACTGTACATAAATACAGTATTTGCGATGCCCCGCCGTGGAAAGCGACGATGACAACGTGTTGGAATTCTTCAACGAACGCGCCGCGATCATGGAGTTCGAAGCGGGAAAACGGCGCTACGACGCGGACTTCTACGCACTCGCACGAACGCGCATGTACTTCGACGCGCGCGGCATTGCGATGCCGCGCCAAGGCTATTTCGGTCCGTTCTGGAACACCGAATTCGGGTGGAACGATCACGACGGGAAGCCGGTTGTATTCCCGTGTGCAGCGACGCTCGCTCAACTGGCCGTCGATGCATATGATGAGGCACGACGCGCCGGCCGGCCGCACTCCATTTTGCCGGCGTGGCGCGCGCGGCTCTGTCGATGAGTTACCTTCTGCTTTTCCTGAAATGTGACCGGTGCCGATCCGTCGTCGGATCGTTGCGCACCTCCAGCTCGAGCGCAGACGTGAATCCGCCCTCGCCGATCGTATGCGTTACCGACTTGACGAGCCACGGCGTTTGATCGATATCCGGCTTGAAGCCCGCTACTGTGACCGGCATTTCAGGAAACAGCTCGGCGCGGCCGAGCGCGAGCGCATAAGACATGGTCGCCTGGCTGCGGTTGACGCGGGCCAGCTCGGCCTGTGCGGCCGCTCGCGCTTCGGCTTCCGTCGCATAGTCCTCCGGCAATACCTTCACGTTCTTGTTGTTGTCGCCGCCGACGATGACGGACTTGCGCTTGCCCTTCGCATTCGAATGGTAGTGCGCGCGCACGGCCTGATAACTCTCGCGCTCCGCAACGTGGTAGCGATGCTGATCACCGGATTGGCGCGTCAGGTTGAGCACGGCGAGCGCCTTACCGCTGACCGTCTTGCCCGAGCCGATCGGCATGAACAACAGATTCAGATCCTTGACGTTCATGACGGCGTCGTATCGCTTCGCCAGTCGCGTGAGAAATGACAGATCGCTTTCGTGTGTCTGGTCGATGTGGGCGATTCGGGTTTTACCGATGGTCGCTTCGACCTTTGCCGTCAGCGAGTGTCGGCCGGCGATCGTCTTCACGATATCGGCGATCGTTACGCCATGCCAACTTTTCTCCCGCCGCTGGTGCATGGTGTTCGTCATCGAGGCCGATTTTGCGCGGATCGTCAACACGTCCGGCGCGCCGCTGTGTTCGATCTCGTCGACCGTGAACGTCCCTTTGCTCGTGAGGGGTTCGCCAACCCATCCGATCGACAGTTTGATATCGGCGCCGCGCTTCGGGATATCGAACGCCCCTTTCGAATCGTCGAGGACGATGTCGAGCATGTCGGGTTCTTCCGAGCGCGATTCGGAGAGCGTCAGGCTGATGAGATTCGGCGCGAACAGGCACGAGATGTCGCGACCGGCGAGCGTGATGCGATAGTCGGCCTGGGGTTGCTTGCGCACGATCGGCGCATTCTGATCGATCATAAGACCTTCTTTGCCTTGTCGAGCACAATCGAAACGACGCTGCCTACCGGATCGCCGTTTATCGCCGATATCTGTTTGGCGGCCGTCACTGCCGCGTCAAGGCTGATCCCGCTCGCTGTCGACAAGCCCTTGGCGGCTGCGGCCGCAGCTTCCGGGGCGAGCTTGGCAACAACGCCAATTGCCGCCGCTTTGATCGAATTGATCGATAGGTTCTTGACGTTGTTGACGACAGTCGACGCGACCCTCACAACCTCTTTCACGTCGTTCACCACCTGCTTGGCAGCCTTGAGCGTATCTTTGCCGTCGCCCTTCGTTGACGCCAGCGCTTCATCGGCTACACGCTTCAACGTCAGGTTGAATTCGATTTTGCGTGCGACGCCTTCAGACGTGTGATAGCTGGCGGACTCGTTCAGGCTTTCGATAACGTATGCACCGTAGACCGTGCCAACGCCGTCGACGAGCACATACGCATTGCCAACGTCGCCCATCTTTGCCAGTTTTTCGAGCGATGCGGCCGTGCCAATGTCGTTGTCAGCCGCAACCATGCCATTGAGGGTAATCGTATCGTCGCCGGCGCCGGTGAACTGGCTGGCGTCACGCGCGCCGACGCGCGAACTCGTACGGTGCTTCCAGTTGCGCTGCCGCTGCAGTTCCTTGTATGGGGCGGTTTTCAGGCTGAAAACGAAGCTATCAAGGGACATCATCATATGCGTTACTCCTGCGCGGCTCAGTCGGACAGACGCGCGCCGATGCGGGCCTGCTTCGAGCGCTCGCGCCGATCCAGTTCGGCGCGCACGGCTTGCGCGATCGCCGCCGGATCAGCGCCAGCGGCCGTGTAAATGTTGATCGTGATCCCGGCAATGCCGCCGGCAGCCGCGTTTCCGGCTGCTGGCGCCGAGCCGATGGGCGGTCGGGTGTCGATGGGTACGGTTGACCGCACGAGCGGCACGGCGGCCGTTGCTGCCGGCCCGCCAAACGCTGTCACGGCAACGGTTGCGAGGCCCACGGCGGCCTTGGCAACGCGGCCCTGCTCGCCGTCCATGCCGATTGCCGCGCCCTCACCCATGAAACCGCCCAGCTCGGCGAACACTCGGCTTGGGCTATGAATCCCGAGCTTTTCTTTGAACCACGAAATCGCGTTCTCGCCGACATCGTGCAGGGCAGATTTGAGAGCGTTCATGCCTCCGGTGAAGCCTGCGATCAGGCCGTCGATGATCTGCCCGCCGATTGTCGTAAAGCGGCTTACCATGCCGCTCAGGAACGAGATGATGCCGTCCCAATTCCGGATGATGAGGCCCAGCAGCGTCCAGTTCATGAAGTAATCGGCGATGCCCCGCCCGGCCGAAACAGCCACGTCGGCGATCCACTTCCACGCCGCGCCCGCGGCCGCCTTGATTTCGTCCCAATGGCGAACGATGACGCCGAGCAGTGTCCAGTTCATGAAGTAGTCGACGACGAGCTGCGCCGCCGACACGACCCCGGCCTTGATCAAGGCCCAGATAGCCAGGGTGATCGCTTTCAGGTCGTTCCAGTGGTCGACGATGAAGCCAACGACAGTCCAGTTCATCAGGAATTGCATGATGCCGTCTGCGGCGCTGCTGATGATCTTTTTGACGCTGCCCCACAGCCGCGCAAAGAAACCGCTGATCGGTTCCCAATACCGATAGATCAGGTAGGCGGCGGCGACGATTGCCGTGACAGCGAGGCCGATCGGGTTCATGAGCATCGCCCGCCCCGCAAACATAGCTGCACTCGAGAACATGCGCCACGCGGCCGCACCGACTCCGAGCACGCGCGACAGGATACTGCCCTCAATGGCGAGCGTCGACATGCTGAACTTCACAATCGCGAGTGGCCCGAGCACGCCGGCGAGCGCTATCGTGAAGGTTCCCAGCACGACGAGCAACGCAGCGAATGCGGCAAGTACCACCAGGATGATTTTCGCCGCGGTGTCGTGTTGCTGCATAAAGCCTATCAGCACGCCGAGAATCTCGCGCGTTTTGTCCAGCGCCGCGTTGTACAACGGCGTGATGCGCTCGCCGATTTCCCGCTTCAGATTAGCGGCTTTGGCGAGAGCGTCATTTTCCTTGGCTTGCGTCATTTGAGCGGCGAGTTTCGCCCCGTCGTCGATTCCGTATGCTCCTTTGTTCAACCGCTCGTTCTTATGAATCTGGACCCGCTGCATGTACATGGTCGAAAACAGGTTCGCCGCGGTCCGGTTGGTGAAGATCGTCGAAATCATGTCTTTCACCTTGTCCGGATCGGTGATGCCCTTCGCGGCCAGCTTCGGCAGCAGCACCTTTTCGAGCCATTCAAGCGGCGACGCCTTGAACAAATCACCACCGGTTAGCGCCCCCGGTTTGATTTCCTTGATCGTCCCGATTTTGGTGTCGACGACCTTGGATTTGTCCAAGAGGCCGAACTTGATCATCTGATTCGCCGCCCGCTTCGTGGTCTTGCCCTGGTACGCGTTGCTGTAGGCCGACATGAGGCCCGTACCAACTGCGTGCCCGCCCATTTCCTGAATGAGCGGTTCCATCTGGTAGTAGAACGCGTCCTGGCGCATCTGCTTTGCGGCAACACCGCCGGTCTGAATGAAGTTGCGCCACTCGTCGCCGCCGACGCGGCCGCCGGTCGCCGACAGCACCTTTTGCACCATATTGGCTTCGTTCTTGAACGTCGCTTCGTCTTTCGTGCCGCCGCGCAGCTCGATTACCTTCAGCATGTTCATGAACTTTTCTTCGTTCGCGTGCGCGTCTTCCGCGCCGAACAGCGCATCGTTGGTGAGCTTCATCTTCGCGAGTGTCGGCATGACCATCTGCGCGTGATGCTCGTCGGCGAAGATCGACAGCGCGTCGCGCATCATCGTCATGTTGTCGGTCGTGCTGACACCCATCGTGTCCATCGCACGCACATACTTCTCGGCGTCCTTCGTCGCCTGGTCACCGAGGCCGAGCGCAGTAATGCGCGAGCGCTCGCTTGTCATCTTCTTCTCTTCGTCGAGCGTGCCCCCGAGGCCGCCCAACACGTGCATTCCGGTCGAGCGCGCGGCATAGCCGCCGACCGCCATGCTGCCGGCGACGCCCTGCATTGCCTGCATCTTGCCGCGGGCCGTCGCCAGCTTCCTCTCGCGCTCCGACAGCGCGTCGAGCTGGCGGGTCTGCGTCTGCATCGCCGCCGTCGCCGAAGCGATGTTCGAGCGCAGCGTGCGCTCGTGCTGCGCGAGGTTGCGCGTGTCGACGCCGGCCTGTGCCAGCCGGCGGCGCATTTCTTCGACCGAAGCCGTTTGTTTCTTCTGCTCGGTACGGAGTTGCGACGCCGCCTGACGCGCGCGCGCCAGTTCGGCAATCATCTGCTGCGACGGCGGACCAAACGCACGCAGCGAACCGGCAAGCGCCTTCACGTTCGACTGCGCCGCGGCCAGCTTCGTCGTCGTCTCGGCGAGCCCCGTGCGCATTTCGCGGAACGACGCAACGGCCTTCTGCTGCTTGCCGAGTTCGGCAAGCTCGCTGCGCGTTTGCCTGAGCGACTGGGCGAGCCCCTTGTTACTGTTCAGCACGTTTCTAAGTGGCTTCGTCATGTTGTCGATCATGTCGAACATGACGCGCAGTTTCAGGCTGTTGTTCATCGTCGTTCGTTTCGTTCACTCGGCGCCGGCGCGCACGCGCGCGCGCTCGCGCCAGTCCATCAGCTCGGCGAGACTGAATGAGTCCAACGTCGCCGGCGTCCAACCGAACACCGACGCGATGTCCGCCATCGGATCTTCTACACGGTCTGGGAGGCCAGTTTCGATTTCACGGCCTTCGGCATCAAAAAACCCGCGAAGATACCCCCCAATTGGACGAGGTCCGCAGGATCGATGTTGGCGACGTCGGCTTCGGTCAGCGTCGGCGTGCTGATGCGCGGCAACACCTTCGAGAGTGCGGCAACGTCGAGGCTGACGAGGTCGGACAGCGACACACCGCGCAGCTCGCCCGACTTCGGTTTTCGCAGCGTGATCGCATCGATCGTCTGGTTGCCGCGCACGAGCGGCGTGTCGAGCATGTGCGTATTCGGATCGTCCTGCGCCGGCGAGTCGGGCAGATCGGTTTCGGTCGTGGTGGTTTGCTTCGTGTTCATACGGTTCCTGTCGAATGGTGGGTGAATGGCGGCCTCGCCGGGCATACCGGCCGAGGCAAAGGGTTACAGGCCGATCGCGGTGCGCAGCGCGGCGAGCAGATCGGTTCCGTTTCTCCGGTCGATCATGTTGACGAAGTCGATTTCGATGATGTCCTCGCCGTTGATGGAAAGCTTGTAGTAGCTGGCAACCGTCGTCACCTTGAACGCGGTGTCCTCCTTCGCCTTGGCCGAGCCCGGATCGATCTCGCTGTGGCGGCCCTTGATGACGACCTCGATCGCATCGACGCTCGTCGAGTCTTCGGTCTGGTAGCCGCCGGCGAAACGCAACAGCACGCCGTCGTGCTGCGTGATGCCGTACTGTTGCAGCACGCTTTTCATGAAGCCGCCAGCGGTCCATTCCATCTGGATACCCTCGTTTCCGAAGTCAACCTTGATCGGGCCGCTCATGCCGCCGCCCTGGTAGTCCTCCATCTTGCGAGTGAGCTTCGGCAGCGTGATTTCCGTGACCTGCCCGACGAAGTTCTCGCCGTTCTGAAACAGGTTGAAGCCCTTGAGTTTTCTCGGCATTCCCATTCTTTATGCTCCTATGTGTGCCGTCCGTCGATCAGGCGTTGACCTTCGACGCGAAATCCGCGAGATAGCGGTCAGTGATGCGCTGGCGCAGCGTCAGGTTTTCCAGCGGCGGAACCGGCGTGTAGTCGTAGTCGATGTACGCCTGCCCGGCCTTCAGCACGTCGGTTGTGTTCGGCTCCGGGTCGAACCACGACGCCCCGCCGATCAGGTAGCCGAGCGACACCCACTGGCGAAACTTGCCGTTGATGCTTTCGATGATGTCGCGCGGCAGAGACGGATTTAGCGGGCCGTCGACGTTCACCATCTGCGCGAGCGCGATAGAGTCGCCGACGACCTGGGCCGTGCGCGTGTAGTTCTCGAACGCGAACAGCGGATCATCCGAGCAAGTGCGCGAGCCCCAGAAGCGATAGCCGCCCTGGTTGATCAGCGTCGTCACGTCCTGTTCGTTCAGGTAGCCGGCATCGGTCGCGGGGTCCTGCAGATCCCACGACACGTCCGCACTGATGCCCGTCACGCCGTTGACGGCGACGTTCGACAGCGTCTTGTGCCAGCCGATATCGTTGTCGATCTTCGCGCGCAGGCCCATCGCGTAGGCCACGGCCGGGACTTCGACGGTTGCGTTCGCGGTGTCGTCCCACGCAAGAAAATTCGGCCAGACGACCATCAGCTCGCGCGCCGCAAACTGTTTCCGGTAGGTCGTCGCCTCTTCCTTCGTTTTCGCGCCGGCCGCGAACGCGTAGGCGAAACCCTTCAGCGACTGCGCCGTGGTGATGAGCGCATTCGCGACAGGCTGCGTGTCGAGGCCCGGCGCGCCGAGAATGCGCGGCTTTACGCCGAGCTTCGCCTGTGCGGTCAGCAGCGCTTTCATGCCGGTGTACTTGCCTTCCGGCGTCACCGTGCCGATGACGTTCGTCGTCGTCGCGGCGGCGTCGACGCCTTCCGCGACGCGCACGACGACGGTAATCGGCTTCGTCTGCGCGCCGATCGCCGTCAGCGCCTTGTGAAGCGTGCCTTGTTTGCCCGCCTTGCCGAGCGCGGCGACCACGTTCGTGATGAGCACGGGCGTGTCGAGCGGGAACGTTGTCGCGTCCGCATCCGCGGCCGTGCAGACGAGGCCGAGAATCGCCGTCGAGATCGACCGAATCGGCCGCGTTCCCTGATTGATTTCGACGAGGGTAACGCCGTGGTGGTAGCTGTCCTGTGCCATGTCTTTGGCTCCGATTTGATGGACGTGAAAAGAGACGATCAGGAGGCGCTCGCGGTCACCAAATCCGGCGCCGCGGGCAGATCGATGTATGGCCACCCATCCGCCGCGCTGATATCGCGCAGTGCCTGACGGTATTTGATGAGCGCCGAGAATTGCGCGGAAGTGAGCGTCGTACCGCTCCCGATCAGCTTTTCGTCTTGGTGACGGGAAACCAGCCAGTCGGTTGCATCCATTGCCGAATCACGCTTTGCGCGCATAGCCGCCGCGACGTCGTCGCGCGTCGGCGCGGGCGGATCGATCAGCACCGGGCGCATATTCCCGTCGAGTGCTGCGCGCTTCCCGCGTGACTGGCCGTCAATCAAGACACGCCACTCGTCGTCCGAAATGTCGATGACATTTGCGTTCGAAGGAGCAGGACTGTCGACCGTATCGTAGAGGGCGGTGATTCCGCGCTTAGCGTCGTATGCTGCTTGCTTTTGTCCCATCATTACCTCCCAATGGCGATCCACGAACCGAACTCGTTGCCGGTTCCAAAGTTTTGAGCCTGGAACTGCGATGTTGAAATCGGCGAAAAGTTGTATGGCGCATTGCTTCCCGGCGCCCCACGGGAGCCGACGAGCGAATAGCAGGCGGACGGGAAGGCGATCGGAAAGTTGTATGTATAGGTGGTATTGGCTGGAACGCTCACGCCACCCCACTGGATGATCAGCCCGCTCGGCAGCTTCTGATAGCCGTTGGCGGCAAGCGATGCGAAAAATCCGGTAGACAGCCAATTCGACGCGCTTCCAAAAGCAACAATCCAACTGCCGCCCTGCCTAATAAGAAAGACGTTCTCGCCATAGCCCATCCCGAATGAGGTCAGCAACGCGCCCGACAATGGGAAAAACTTGTCGGACCCTTGTGGAACGAGCGTGATACCAGCAGTGTTGTTGCATCCGATGCCGATCATCGTTCCGTCCGGAACGGTAGACGTTGACGGCACGGAAACGTTATAGGCTGACGATCCCGAGAAGTATCTGAACGCACCTGCGTCCGCTGTCGTGAGCGTCGTCGCCCCGGAAATCCCGGATGCTCCAGACATATTCCCAAACGCCTGCCGGACAAACGCCGTCGTCGCCAGCTTCGTTGAGTTATCAAACTGCTGCGGCGTCGGTGCCTTCGGCGCTCCGGTAAGAGCCGGCGAATCGATCGGCGCTTTCAGTGCGAGTGCATTCGTCATCGTCGTCGCAAAGTTCGGATCGTTGCCGAGCGCGGCCGCCAGTTCGTTCAGCGTGTCGAGCGCACCTGGCGCAGACGCCACAATCCCCTTGATCGCGTCCTGCATCTGCACGATCGTCGCGTATTGGGGATACGGGTTTTTCGCGTCCACGAGCGCGTCGTGAGCATCCTTCAGAAAACGCGTGCGGTTCGCGAGCTGTCGCAGCGGCACGTTGTCGATGCCGTCCGGCCCGCCCTCGACGGGGTCGGACGTTTCGAACTGGCGAATGCCGGGCGTCCAGGTCGAACTTTCAACCAAATCGGTCATGACTTGATGCTCCCTCTGTTGTATTGGCCGTCGCGACGCGCGAAGCCGTTGTAGCGAATGGGTGCCTCTCGGTAATCCAGTGACACCAGCATCGAGCGTTGCGGCGCGTAGCGTTCGAGCACCGCTTTCAGGTTGTCCGCCTGGTCGCGCGTGATCGGCCGCGACAGCTTGACGATGTATTCCGCCCACGCGGTTTCCCGTCCGTGCACGTAATCGCCGTTGTAGGTGACCGACCCGTCACGGCGGCGCACTCGCCGACCCTCGACAATCGTCACCTCACCGAAGCCGAGCCGGCGAATCACTTCACGCACCGCCCACGGCGTGCCGCGCTTCTGGTGAAGCTGAATCGCGCCCCGGATGAGCGCGCGGCGCGCGTCGTCCGATTCCGCTAGCTCCCAGCCGTCAACCGACACTTCGGCGGCCAGATACGGCAGCAGCGCAGACGGACATCTGTCCGGATTCCAGTAGTCGCGAATCGGGATCGGCAGAGCATCGACGGCCGCGAGCGCCGCCGCGGTGCGCGTCTCGAGCATCGTCGCGTTCGGGGGCAGCAGCTTAGGCATAAATGCCCCCGTATTCGATGACCACTTCAACGCAATACGATGCCTGGGTCGGGCTAATGGCAATATCGCCGGCCGGCTCGATCAATTCGGTTTTCGACAGGCCCGCGGCCTGGCACACGCCCTTGATCGCCGACTCGGCGACGCCGATTCCAATGTGGTGAACCTTGTCCGCGTATGCTCGCGCGTTCTTCTTCGCTTGCTCGATCAACACGTCAGCGCCGACAGCAGAACGCGTGTAGCCCTTTGCGCGAATCCGATATGTGACGATCTCCGCCGACGCCACGAAGACCGTGTCGTTCAGCGGTCGCTGATCTTCCGCGCTCAACGCGGCTGCGACCGCGTTGCACAGCGCCGGCGATGCCGTGCCGTCGCCTTCGCTCGAAAGCAGCGTCACGAGCACGTCGCCCGGTCGCGGCCGCGAGCTTTGCGCGTCGATGATGCGGCCGTCGACGGCGCGCGCCTTCGTCACATACGCGGCAGCCGGGCCGGCGACGCTGAAACCCTGCGGCGCGAGCTGAACGCGCTCGCGCAAGCTGTCGTCGCCCTCTTCCACCTCTGCGATGTTGTTCGCAGGATCGGCCGGCGTGACAATCAGCCGTTTGAGCCCGAACAGCGCCGCGCGCTGTTCGAGGTCATTCCCCATCGCGAATGCGAGCATCACGGCGCGAACCGCATCGTTGATGCGCTGACGCCACACCAGTTCACGGTAGCTGTTCTCTTGCAGCAGACGCGCGAGCGGTTCCGATTCGAGTTCGACCGTCGCGGCGATTTCCGCCTGTTCGTCGGCCGGCCAAAGCGAGATGAGCGCCGCCTTGCGCGCCGCGTAGATCGTTTCGAAGTCGAGCACTTCGAGTGCGTCAGGCAGTGGCAAGCTTGCGAGGTCGATGAGCGCGGACGTGGTCATGCCGTGATCACCTCGTTCAACGGAACACGCGCGCGCACTGCCGCGCCGGATTCGGTCGTGTAGCCCTCGATATCGACGTACTGCTTTCCGGAGAACACTTCGCCGACCGTGGCATCGTCGACCGTGATCTGCACCCGCGTGAGCACCAGACGCGGCTCCCATCGCATGAGCGCCGTCGCGATCGCGGCGTAGAGGCGTGTGCGTTCGGCGCCGTTGTTCGGCGCGTCGATCTGCGAGAACAGGTCGGACCCGAACGGCCGACGCTTCACGCACGAAGCCAACGGAGTCGAAATAATCTTGCCGATCGACTGGTAGAGGTGGTCAAGATCGGCGATTGCGCGGCCGGTCGCGGCGTTCATGCCTTTCATTTCGGCGCGCTCACGTCATTGCCGTCGCCCTGTTCCCGGTGCGTGTGGTGCGGAAGGCTGATGCCCTGCGACTTCACGTCGCCGGTGAAATCGGCAGCGCCCTGAATCTGCATCGTCGAGCCGCCAGCGCCGCCCTTGCCCGTCATGCCGGACTCGAACGCGAACGGCCCCTTGACCGTCATCGCGCCGGTGCATGTCGTCTGCGAGGCGTCGAGTGTGATGGTCTCGGCCTGCACGGTCGCGGCCTTCGTCTGAACCGTGACAGAGCCCGGCGCGATGACGAGCATGGTCGCACCGGCGGGCAGTTCAGCCGTGAGCGCATGCGCAGCGTGGTCGTATGCGACGACAGCACCATCGGGATAGATGCGCGTGTGCGTGTCGCCGCTGTTGGCCGGTGCCGGGAAGCCTTCGGAATAGAAGCCGCACAGCGCGACGCCCTGCGCCGGATCGCCCATCGGGCAAAGGAGAATGACCTGTTCGCCTTTGGTCGGCGGCCGCCAATCACGAACGCCGCCGGCGGCAACCGACAGCCACGGTATCCAGTTCGTCTCGAGGTAGCCGGAGTCGTCGTCCGGATCGCCGACCGACACGCGGCAGAGTGCCGCGCCGTGGTTGACGTCCAGAACCGCGCCCTTGCGCACTGCGTTGCGGGCCAGCCGTTGAATTTCGTTAGCGTCCATGCCGCCCATCATGCCGACCGCACGCGCGCGATGCGACAGCCGCCGCATGTCGGCGGGATGGGTACAAAAAACCCCCGTGAACCGGGGGTTATCGTGCGACGTGTTTCAACAGCAGGTCGAGTATCAGGTCGCAATCTTCGGGCTTCAGCCCAAGCAGTACGCGGGCCGGATACTGGTATTCGGCGCCGCCCGGCGCGACGCGCCCGCGCTCGCCGAACTGGTGGACGCGTGCGATGCCGCCGACGCGCCCATCGAAGCCGATCGCGAGGCCGTTTGCGTCTGCTTCGACCTTCAGGTAGCGCGCCGTGCGCAGCTTCGCGAACATCGCAGCGCGTTTGATGCGGCCGCGCTTGTCCCGTGGCTTACCGTCTGGTTTCAGGCGCGGCTTGCGCGCGTCGTAGGCGGTGCCGTCGGGGTTCTTCTGCGCCGCGATCCGCGCCTGATGGCTGCGCCGCAACGCGCGAGCGATGTCGCGCATCGCGGCGCGGCGGCCCGCCGGCTGTAGGCGGCTCAGCAACGCGGATAGCCGCGATTCGACGATGCTCAGGTCATCCATGGCTCATCGACCCATGGACCCGCCACGTCCTGCAACTTCGAATCGTCGACGTGCTCGACGATGCGCTTACCGTCGTCGTCGACTTTCACGACAACGCTTTCCGTGAGCTGCACCTTGATCGAAACGTCGGCCGTCTTGTTGTTGAGAATGTCGATTTCGTAGGTGATACCGTGCGCGTACTCGTCGGGGTTGAGCACGAGGTCGGGCTGATTGTGGCGGACCCAATCCAGCAGCGCGACAAACAGGGCGTCCGGATCGCCGCCGAAGTCCAGCAACAGGACGTTGCACACATACCGGTATTCGAACGACAGACTGCGCGCGCCCGTCGCCACGACCGAGCCTTGATCGATGAACACCGTGAGCTTGTCGGGATTGGGCCCGAGCGAAGGAATCGCCGCAACGATCGCGGCGCGAAGACCGGCCGGCTTAATCATGCCGCACCCGCCCGGCTTCTGCGTTGATCTTCGCCTGTGCCTGTTCCTGACAGGCGACGATCATGTCGACCTTGGCGGCGCACATGCCCCATGCGCCCTTCGCATCGTTGAATGCCTCGTTCAGCTCGCCGTTAGTGCGCGGCGCCATCGCCGGCAGCGTGCAGCGCGTGATCGGTTGGCACTGCTGCACCGAAATCACGGGCGCCGGTGTAAGCGGGGCTTGCTGACAGGCGGGCAACGTCAGCAGGCAAAGGAGTATCGGCCCAACTGCGAACGGTCGCGTTTTCATTGATCACCTTCCTGATGTCCTGCCGGGCAGTCGCGAGCTTCGCCGCTACCTTGCCCGTTGCTGTGTCGAGCTGCTGCTGTTGCGTCGCCTTGTTGCTCGCGTCTTGACGCAAGCCGTTGATGGTCGTATCGCGCGACGCGACGGCCTGGCCGGAACACGCCAGCCGGTTTTTCGCGTCGGCCAGCTCGGCGCGCAGCGCGCGCACGTAGAAGAACGCGGCGACGAGCAGCGCGAGTGCGACCGCGCCGGCGACGAGCTTCGAGGCAGCCGCGTTCATGCCGCCGCCTTGTCAGCACCGGCGTACTTGTCATACGCGCGTGCGAGCTTCACGTCGTACAGGTTGCGTGCGTAGTCGGAACCGTTGTAACCCTTCGCGAACACGGCCCACTTGCGGCCCTTCAGCGCCGCCAGCAGGCTGGAATCGGCTGCCACGAAGCGCACGAACGCGTCGAGCTGGTCGCCCTCGCCGTTTTCCATCCGCGCGACGAAATCGTCGATGTCCGAATAGCCGAGGCGTTCCGCGTGATAGCCCATCACCTGAAACGCGCCCCAGCTTGCCGACTCGTAAGCCGCGCCGGCGTCGATCAGCTCGGCCGTCGCGAGCCGCGTATATTCCGCGGCGCCGCCCTGGTAGCCGCCGCGCGCCTGCGCGCAGATATTCGGGTATTTCGCCGCGATCGGCGCCGGATCGATGCCGCGGGCTTCGAGGCGCTTCCAGAAAACGTGACGCTCGAACAGGATCTTCGGCCGCCCATCCGACAGGAAGCCCGAGCCGGTCGATTCCACTTCGTTGACGGCGCGCACGCACGCGACCGCTACGCCGAGGGTGTCGGCCGCCTTCACGATGTCCGAGTCGGCGAGGTGCTTCGGGTCGCGCCGGCCCGTCGCGATCGCGGCGAGCGTCTTCGGGCCGGCGATACCGTCGACGACGAGCCCGGCTTCCGTCTGCACGGCCTTGACGGCCGATTCGGTCGCTTCATCGTAGACGTGCGTCACGTCGAGCGCGTAGCCGGCGCGGATCAGACGGCGTTGCAGCAGGCCAACATCGTCGCCCTGGTCGCCGAGGCGATGCGTTTTCATGGTTGTTCACTCCGCAAGAGGCGCGCGACGTTGCCGCGCGACGCAAACACAAACAGCGCCAGCAAGGCCGCCGTCGCCGTTTCGAAGAAGCCGACGTGCTTCGCGTGTAGTGCCAGCTCAATGGCCGACCCGCCGGAGACGGCAACGAGCGCCCAGGCGACCCACGATGCATCGTGGCGATGACGCGCGCCGTTGCGCCGATAGACGAGCACGCGCGCGAGCGCGGCGAGGTGAGCGGCCAGCGCCACCAGTGCGAAAGAGATGTGCATGTCGCTCACTCCCCTTTCTTGAGGAACGCCAGCAGGTCGACCGACTTCAGGCGCTCGATGAGCTGCAGCGTGACCGTGATCACAAGCGCGGCCGCGAAGAAGCCAGCGACGCCCGTCGAGCGGATCGGCGTCGCGTTGACGATCTCCGGGGCAGCGAGATAGCCCATCACGAGCGAAATCAGCATGTACGCGACGCGCGTCAGCACGCCGATTTCCCGCGACGTGACGACGACGAGCGCCGCGCCGGTGAACGCGCCGATCAGCGCGTTTCCGTCGATGCCGGGCGCGAGGCCCGCAAGACCGATCGCGGCCGACAGCGCCGCGGCGGTTGTGGTGTTCGGTTCTGCCATATAGCCAGTTCCCGGAATCAATCAAACAGTTGCACAAGCGGCGTCGTGCTTTCGACCGTGCCGATATCGGGCAGATAGACGACGGTGCCGATCGGGATCACGACGCCGTGATCGGCGAGGCCGGCGTTCGCTTCGAGCACTGCTTCAACAGTGCCGTCCGTCCGGCCATAGTGACGCCAGCAGAGCGCGTCGACCGTGTCGCCCTGTTGCGCGATGACGTTCATCGAATTGCCATCAAATCAGCTCCACCGTGCTGCGCGGAATGCCGCGCAAGTCGTTCAACGCCCAACGCGCGTTGCGGCGCGCGCTGCAAATCGTGTCTTCGAGCCGCTCGGCCTCCTGCCCGCCGGATTTCGTCGTATCGAGGTCGCGATACTTCTCGGTCACGTCGGCACGCGTCAGGTTGTAGACCGCGCGGTGGTAGAGCGACACGAGTTCGCTGACGCCGCCGATCCGCTCGGCCGGCACGTCGGCAAGCGTCGCGTAACCAGCGGCCGCCTGCGCGCGCCACGCCTTCAGTTCGACGTTCACGCTGCGGATTGCGTCAATCGCCGCCTCGCGCAAACGCGCGTGCGTCACGGTTCCGTCGAGCCGCGTCGCCTCGCGCAACGCCGCGATCGACACGTCGGGAAAAAACCCGTTGTTTTCGATCGCGTCCAATTCGGCCGTCGGCGCATTCGCGTCGGCGGTCGCAATAAAGCTGCTCGACATAGTCGTGACTCGGAATAAGACGGCGGTGGATCGGGGTCGGGATCGCGTAGCGTCAGCCGTTGCGAACCGTCACCCGATGCCGCCGTGCCGGGGGGCTCAGTTCGTGCGGTCGGCGCCGGCCGCCGCACTTCTCAACTCGGCTTCGAGTCGAGTGATGTCCTTTTTCACGCCAACGCGGTCGTTCAGCTCGACCGCGCGGCGCAGCATTTCGAGAGCGCCGGCCTTGTCGGATGCCTCCAACGCATAGCCGAGCGCCTTGTGCAACTTCGCGCGAATCTGGTCGTGCATGTCGTACTTGCGCGTCCGCGCTTCGACCTCCAGCAACATCGCCGGGGCAAACGCCTCGCCGGCGGCGAAAGCCCGCAAACCGGCTTCGGCGAATTCTTCAGCGACGGCGGCAGGTAACGAACGCTCGTACTGCTCGGGCAGCGTCATGCCGAAGTGCAGCGCGTACAGGGCGATTTCGAGCGCGCCTTCGTAGTCGCCCACGTCGATGCGCCAGATCATGACCGTGGTCAGCACATCGTCCTGCGCGCCCTTCCCGCCTTCCAGCACGCCGGCGATGTACGCCGCGTAATCCGGCAGCACCTCGCGCTTGACCTCGATCTTTCGCGCGACGGACTGGATTTCCTTCAGCCGACGGCGGTCGGTCCCGAGCTTCGCGAGCATCAGGTCGTAGTGTCGGTGTCCGGCCAGCGACTGGCCGGGCGCTGCGCTCGAGGCCGCTTGCGCAGCGCGGACGCGCATCTGGTGACGACGGGCTGGGCTGGTCATGATCAGGCCGCCGGCTGGATCTCGATGTTCTCGACCACGGTCGCGCAGCCGTAGTCCTCGACGACATACGCGTCGTTGCTCGACTCGTAGTTTTCGATCCGGTCGCGCTTCGCGTTGTCGACGATCGTGCGTCGACGCGCGCTGTTCTGGAAGTACAGCGACAGGTTGTCCAGACGGGTGATCAGTACCGAGTTCGCCGGGAAATACGGCGCGCTGACCGCCTGCTTACCGCCGACGCGCTTCGCGCTGACGACCAGGTCGACGGCAGCCGCTTCGGTCGCGACGTTCGCGCCGTTGATGAACGGGAAAAACTTGTCATGCAGCAGGCCACTGCCGAGCACGACGACGACGGCCGGATCTTCGCGATACCAGTCATCGAGCATTTCGAGCGCGTCGTATACCAGCGCGTCGATGTTCTTGTAGTCGTTGCCTGCGCCCGTGCCGACCTTCACCTTGCCGGACCCCGCTGCGCCTTCATGCATGACACGGTCGGGCGCGTTCGCGCGGATTTTCTGGACCCAGCCAACATTCACATCCTGCAACAGCGGATGCGCGACACGGTCCGACGTCGCAGCCCGCGACGTGCCGTTGAAGCCGATGCAGATCCGGTCGAGCGCCTGACGCTTCAAGATCGCGTCACGGATGCGCGTCTGGAAGTCCGGAAACTTCGCCCACGCGTCGAGGCGCGCATACGGAATCGCCGTGTCGAAATTCGTCTGCGTGCACAGATATCCATTGTTGTCGAGGTTCGTCGGGTCGACCGGCGTGCGATCCTTCGTCGTGGTGTCGGTCGTGCTGGCGATGGGCTGACCCACGCCGAGGCCGATTTTCGCGCCGGACTGTTCGTCGACGCCGATCATGTTGATGGCCTGCAGGAAAGCGCTCGACGCTTGAATCTTCTGTTCCTGCGTTTGCTGAACCGACGGATCGACGCTGAATTTCGTCGTCGCATCCTGAACGCCGTTCAGCTGCGCGATGTGCGCGGTGTACGCGTTGAACGCGACGCGGGTGTCGTTACGCATGGGTGAATCTCCGAATCATTGAATGGATGGACCGATGTGGTTTCGCGTGGCCGGGGCCGATCAGCAATCCGTTTTCGTGGCGCCGGTGCCGCCGGTCGCCGGCGGCCGCGGTGCGCCATTCGGTTGCGCCGACAGTTGCTCGGTCAGTTCCGTGAGCGCGGTCGCGGTCTGCGCATGCGCCTCCTTCTCGGACGACAGCGCGACTTTCAGCGAATCGAGGTCGCCAGTCAGCTTCGCCACGGTCGCGGCCTGCTGCTGGCCGTGCGTCGCGAGCGCTTCCACGGCTTGCGTCAAGTCCGTGAAGCGCTTGTCGTCGGCCTCACCCTTGTTCTTGACGATGCCAAGCAGTTCGGCGACGCGCGAGAAGATGGACGGCGCGGGCGTCTCGAACTCGATCACGGTTTCTTCGGCGGCCGTGAACAGGTTGTCGCGGTGTTGCTTCTTGTTGGCGAACGGATTCTTGTCGCCCTGCCCCGCGGCGAATGCGAGAATTTCCGTCCCGAGGCTGGCCGGGCTGTCGGTCACAGCGAGACCGATCAGGTACGCTTGTTTCGTGTCGGAGAACGACGGCGCGACCTCGATCGACGTGTAGAGCTTCTGACCGGCCTTCGTCATGTCGATGAGCGCCTGCGTCGGCTGAATCTGCGCATAGAGGCCCATCTTCCCCTTCAGCCCGCCGTCCGTGATCTGTTCGGACTTCAGCGCAATGACATCGCCGTATGCACCGAACGGATTCGTGGCCGACATCGGGGCGTATCCGCGAATGTGCTCACAGTTCACGCGTGCGCTATACATCGTGCGGTCATACGTGGCCGCCATCTGCGTGATCCAATCGCGTTCGATCGTGCGGCCGTCCGTCGTCGCACCTTCGACGGCGACGCGAAACCACTTCGACGTTGCCGCATGGTTGCCGGAACTCGTGGTGCTGCCGATCGCGGCGAGGCCCGCACCTGCGACCGCCGAACCGTGCGCGCTCATCGCGCCCAGCGCGTCGGCGTGATCCAGCAGCGTGCGGCCATGCGTGACCAGTTCCGCTGCGTGTGCAGCCGCCGGCGAGAAGCAAGCGACCACGGCAGCGCCGATCGTCGCAGCGGTCGCCAACATCGAAAATCGCTTCATCGGTCGCTTCATCAAAGCCCTCTCAGGTTCCGTTCAGTGTGTTGGTTTCGTCGCCCGTCATGGCGTGCGACTGGTGTAACGGAATGTTGCCGGGTTGCGCTTCGCCGAACAACGATGCGCGTTCGTTGCTCGGCTCGGCACAAGGGCATACGCTCCGCGCGCGCGCGCGTCGCCGGTACGCTTCCGGCATGATCGAGACAGCCGAAAATCTCTCTGTTGATGACGAACCGCGACGCGTTGCCCGTGCCTTCTACTGGAAGGGGCGCGGCATCACATGGATCGCGCAGTTTCTGAACGTTCCTCGCTCCACCGTCGAGTCGTGGAAGCAACGCGACCAATGGGAAAAGGCGTCGGTCGTCGATCGATGTGAGTCATCGGTCGAGGCCCGGTATATGGCGCTCGTCGAAAAGGAAGACAAGGAACCGCGCGACTTCAAGGAAATTGACCTGCTCGGCCGCGAAATCGAACGTCTGCACCGCTGCCGAAAATACGCAGAGACCGGCAAGGCGTCCGACCTCAATCCGAACATCAACGCGCGCAACGCCGGCCCGAAGAAGCGCGCGCAAAAGAATCTCATCACGCCCGAGCAGGCCAAGAAGCTGCACGAAGCGTTTCTCGATGGCATGTTCGGATACCAGAAGAACTGGTATCACAACGGCAACAACCGAACGCGGAACGTGCTGAAGTCACGCCAGATCGGCGCGACGTACTACTTTTCGCACGAAGCGCTCGACGATGCGTTGCAAAGCCATCGCAACCAGATTTTTCTATCCGCCAGTCGCGCGCAAGCGCACGTCTTCCGCTCCTACATCTGCGACTTCGTGCGCAAGGTGATCGACGTCGAGCTGACGGGCGAAGTGATCGCGCTGCCGGGCTATGACGCCGAGCTGTACTTCCTCAGCACGAACTCGAAAACGGCGCAGAGCTATCACGGGAACCTCTATTTCGACGAGTATTTTTGGGTCCACGGTTTCCGCGAGCTGAACAAGGTCGCGCAGGCGATGGCCAGCCAAAAGCAATGGCGCAAGACCTATTTTTCGACGCCGTCGAGCATCTCGCATCAAGCCTACCCGTTCTGGTCAGGTGAAGCCTACAACCGTGGACGCGCGAAGGCGGATCACATTCACCTCGATATCTCGCATGCGGCGCTGTCCGGCGGACGCTTATGCGAAGACAGGCAGTGGCGGCAGATTGTCACGATCGAGGACGCGGCCGCGATGGGCTGCGACCTGTTCGACCTGGACGAGCTGCGTCTCGAGAACAGCGCTGACGATTTCGCCCAGCTCTTTCTCTGCCAGTTCATTGACGACAGCGCATCGATCTTCAAATTCGCCGATATCCAGCGATGCATGATCGACTCGTGGGAGGAATGGGACGACGTTGAGTTCCTGATCCAACGACCGTTCGGCCATCGCCCTGTCTGGCTGGGATACGACCCGGCGTTGAGCGGCGATTCCGCCGGCCTCGTGATCGTGGCGCCGCCGGCAGTGCCTGGCGGCAAATTCCGCGTGCTCGAAAAGATGCAGTGGCGTGGGATGGATTTCGAGGCGCAGGCCGAGAGTATCCGACAGCTCACCGAACGCTACACCGTCACGTACATGGCGATCGACACGACAGGCATCGGCCAGGGCGTCTACCAGCTCGTATCGAAATTCTTCCCTGCCGCCGTCCCATTGAACTACTCGCCCGAGGTGAAAGGCCGCCTCGTGCTCAAGGGGCTGTCCGTCATCGGTAATGGCCGCCTTGAATTCGATGCGGGCTGGACCGACCTTGCGCAGGCGTTCATGGCGATCCGCCGGACGATGACCGCCGGCGGCCGGCAGGTGACGTATCACGCCGGCCGCAGCGAAGAAATCGGCCACGCCGACCTTGCATGGGCGTGCCTGCACGCGCTAGGCAATGAGCCGCTCGAAGGCTCGACCACCAACAACCGCAGTTTCGTGGAGATTTCCTGATGAAAAAGAGCCAACGCCCGCGCGGCGCGCAGATCGCCGCCACGACGCCGGCCGCCGGCGCGGCCTCGGGCGAAGCGTTCACCTTCGGCGATCCGATGCCGGCACTGTCGCGCGCCGAAATCCTCGACTATTCGGAGGTCTGGTCGAACGGCGAATGGTTCGAGCCGCCGGTGAGCTTCGCCGGCCTAGCGAAGTCGTTCCGCGCCGGTACGCACCACGCATCGGCGATCTACTTCAAACGCAACGTGCTCGCGTCGACGTTCATCCCACACCGCCTGTTCTCGCGCGAAGCGTTTCGGCGCTGGACGCTGGACTTCATGACCTTCGGCAATGGCGTCGTTGAACGCAAGCCGAACCGGCTCGGCCAAACGCTCCGATTCGAACCGGCACCCGCGAAGTATGTGCGCCGTCGCACGGACATGGTCAACTACGTGCAGACGAACGGCTTTCAGGTGAAATACGAATTCCCGGAAGGCTCGGTGTTTCATCTGATGGAGGCCGATATCAATCAGGAGGTCTACGGCCTGCCGGAATATCTCGGTGCGCTGCATGCCGCCTGGCTGAACGAGTCGTCGACGCTGTTCCGGCGGCGCTACTACGAGAACGGCAGTCACGCCGGCTTCATCCTCTACATGACCGATGCGGCGCAGAATCAGGCCGACGTCGATACGATCCGCGATGCGCTGAAGAACTCGAAGGGACCGGGCAACTTCCGAAATCTGTTCGTCTACTCGCCGAGCGGGAAGAAGGACGGTATCCAACTGATCCCGGTTTCCGAGGTAGCGGCGAAAGACGAGTTCTTCAACATCAAGAACGTGACGCGCGACGACCTGCTCGCCGCGCACCGCGTGCCGCCGCAGTTGCTCGGCATCGTCCCGAGCAACACCGGCGGGTTCGGCGCGGCCGACACTGCCGCGCGCGTGTTTGCGCGCAACGAAATCGAGCCGCTTCAGGCGCAATTCCTCGCCTTCAACGAATGGGCTGGCGACGAGATCATCCGCTTCGATCCGTATGTGCTACCGGCGTTGGAAACGCCGTCGAAATCGGCCTGAATTTCCGCCGCGGTCGCGCCGAAACGCCCAGATTCGGTGCCGCACGCGGCGAATTGGCAAGCACTGTTGTTAACGGTGCATCAATACCCCCGTTTCACGCGTCAAATTGCGTCAATTTCGCAACAACCGAACCCGGCCAAGCCCGCCAACCGGCGGGCCTAACCGACCGATTCGCCTGTGCATCAAATGTAGGGGGACAAGAAGCGGGCAGGCGGGGAGGGGGACCGCGTTTCAGGGGCGCGGCTGGCCGTGTTCAGACCACCATCCGACCCCGTCTGCACCCCCTTCCCGCCCGCCTGCCAGCCCTGCCACGGGCCTGCCGCCGCCCTGCCGGTGCTCGGCGCACCCCACGGCACCCGGCCGCTCCTAGCGGCTCCTGTCGCGTCACACCACGAGGCCCCGCCCTCGCCCGGTTTTGATATCACTTTCTGATTGCACATTGCTTGCACTTTCTGATATCATGTCATCATGAAAACGAAACACGCCCGCACCCTCGCCGCGATCTACACGAAACCGACCTTGGGCGGGATCGTGTTCTCGGAAATCGAATCGCTCGTCGTCGCCTTGGGCGGCGCAATCCACGAAGGCGCCGGGTCGCGCATCGCCTTCGAGCTGAACGGCAAGCGCCGCTACCATCACCGCCCGCATCCGGGCAAAGAGGCGAAGCGGTATCAGGTGGAAGACCTGCGCGACTGGTTTATCGAAATGGGAATCAAGCCATGACCAACGCAATGACCTACAAGGGATACTTCGCCCGTATCGACTTCGACGGGCGCGACAACATCTTCGTCGGGCACGTGCTCGGCGTTGACGACAAGATCAGCTTCCACGGCTCGACCGTCGACGAGCTGATTGCCGATTTTCATGCGGCGGTCGACCATTACCTTACCGACTGCGAGCAGGCCGGCCGCAAGCCGCAGAAGCCGGCGTCGGGGAAACTCATGCTCCGCATCGATCCGGACGTGCACGCGCGCGTCGGCATCGCGGCGGCCGTGTCCGGCGAAAGCGTGAACCAGTGGTCGGAAGAAGTGCTCGGCCGCGCCGCGCGCGAAGTGTTGGAGCGTGCCGCGCACGCCTGATATCGGATCTGCACAAACGACAAGGCCGCCGCGTGTTACCACGTCGGCGGCCTTTTCCATTCTCAGCCGGCTGCAGCGTCCACCGCCGGCCGGCGCCATCACCTGAAGGCATGCCGGCGGTACGCATCCCGAATTGCCTCACCGTACTCGGCCAGCGAGTAACCCATGCGCGCTGCGCGATGCCACAGTTCTTCGCGCAGCGTGCTCGCGTAGCGATTGATGATCATCCGCTCTCGGTCCGTCGCCGGCATGATCTCCCCCTCTCGAATCGGGCCGGTACACACGGTGCGGTCGAATTCCTCGCAGCGCCGGTGATACTCGTCGGCCAAGTCGTCGAGCGCCGGATGCCGCCGCTCGGGTTCGGCCAGGTAGATCCGTTCGAAGTCGCGCAGCAGCGTCATACGTCGTCCGCGTCCACGAATCGCGCGACAGCCATCGCGATAGCCGCTGCGCGGCTGATCCCGAGACGGTCGGCGGCCGCGTCGACGCGCTCGAGCAGCGCGGGATCGATGCCGAGGCTGATCGTCTCTTTCTTCCGCCGGCCGGCCGCGCGCGCCGGCCCGACGTGGCTCGATGATTCCGGTGCGGCGGCGTCAGGTGCGCCGCCGATGAACTGATCGATCGCAGCCGCTTTGCGCGCGTCCGGTCGTTTCGTGATTGCCATGCTTATCCCCTTTCGATATTGAACCGATATCGCTTTGATATCGGTTCGCCATTGCTTCGATAGCGTTACGCCGCCAAGACAGCATCGAGCAGGCGCTCGGCTTCGGCGCATGCGATCGTGTCACGGCGCGGCATCTCCTCGACATGCAAACCGGCGGCCGCCGCGTTCGCGAATGCCTTGCGGCGCGTCAGCCGGCAATCGAGCAGGTCGAACGTGGACAACTCGCGCAGCGCCGCGGCGGCGTCCCGGTTGTCCGGGCCGCTCACGTCGGCGAGGTTCATGAAGGCGAGCGCCTTCAGGTCGTGCACGGCGCGCGCTTCGTCGATCAGCTCTGCAATATCTTTCACCGCCCATACTTCGAACGAGCGCGGAACGAATGGGATCAAGGCAACGTCGGCGACGGTCAGCGCGGCACGCAGCGCGCTCGAATCGCGACCGCCGGCATCGATGATGACGTGATCGAACCCGCCAGCCTGGGCGCTCACCTGCGCACGCAGCGTCGCGCCATTCGCGTATGCCGAGGCCGCCAGCGGCGGTCGGCCGCTTTCCGCGCGCAGCGTGATCGCGCTGATGCTGGATTCCTGCCGATCGCCGTCGACGAGCCACGGGCGGAAGCCCGCGAGCGACAGGCCGATAGAGAGCTGCAAAGCGATCGTCGACTTGCCGACGCCGCCCTTGGTGTTCACGACTGCGATAATCATATTGCTCCCCCGAGCATTGAACTACATTGAAACCATATCGATTCGATATCGTTTCGATACCGAATCGCCATTGTTTTGGTATCTGTTCAGAATTGATCGGTTGCCAGCCGTTCTCGCCGCTGATGCTCGCGTTCGTTCGCGCGGTCGGCCGCGATCACGAGCGCCGCGAGGATCGGCACGGCGAGCGGATAGAGCGCGAGCGCGCCGAGCCGGCCGACAAGTGCAACGAAGTCGACGAGCAGCTCGCCGGCGTGATCGCCGATCGAGCGCCATAGGCCGCGGTCGAACGGCGCCACGATCACGAACCATGCCGTTTTCTTCAACGCGACGCCGTATTTCATGCCCTGGCCCCGCTTCGATTCTCGGTTTGTGCGTCCAGAACCCACTTGTGCAGCAGATACGCCGCACAATCGTGCGGGCGGTCCGACCACACCTTGATCGATGTGTCGTCGTGGGACAGCTCCCACATTGGATAGTCGCCCCCTCGTAGCCATCGTGCTCGTGGTTTCGTGGTCTGCATCGTTTCTCCTGTCTGTCATACGTTGAACTCGAATTCCTGCGTCTCGCGCCGCGGCCGCTTCGGTATCGGCAGCTCCGGCGGCTCCATTTCGAGGCGTGTCCGGTAGGTGTGGCCGCACGTCACGTCGTCGCACTGGTAGTCGATCAGCCACACCGTGTCCGACTGCTTTTCCATCGAACGCGCGATGCCGCGCGCGCCGCAATGCGGGCAGGCAATCGTGAATCTCATGCCCAGGCCCCCGGCCGCATCGTCGTGCGCGCGTTGACCGGCCCGCGAAGCGGCGGCGACGGCATCACCTCAAGCTGCACACCTTCGCGCGGCCGAGCCGACGCCGACAGCGAATGCAAAATCTCGAGCCCGGCCGGCGTCCTGTAATCGCACGCGTCGCAGACGAAATACAGGCGCCGCATCGTCGCCGACATGCCTTCCGTATGGCGCGCCTCGATCTCGGCGCCGCAGCACGGACACTCGATCGTCATTTGTGACATGGGATTTCCTCGCTCTACAGGTTCCGTTGGCCCCGTTTCGCGCCGCTCACTTCCCCGCTGACGCTGTTTCCGCATCCGCGCGCTGCGCGGTCGGTCGGCTCGGCCACCCCTGACCGTTCCGACCGCGTACAGTTATTGACACGAGTCCAAGGGCGGGCGGCTTCGCCGCCACGCCGAACCACCCGCCATTCGTGCCGCGTCGACGGCACGAAAATCTTCGTCTCGCGCGAATACGCGCAGAGGCCGTCGACGATGTGCGCAATTCCGATCGCCTCGACGCCGTGCGGCACACGCACCGGCGCGATGCCGTAGCGGCCTTCGCGATGCTCGACGGTGTGGCGTACGTACACCATGCGCGCTTCGCCGGCGATACCGCCCATCGCGCGCGAGTATTCAGCCCAATCGGCCTGGTGCTCGTCGGTTTTCTGCGCGGCAATCCATGCAGCGCGAATGCACGGCGCTTCGTCCTCGCTCGGCAAATCCTCTTCTTTCACGCGACGCAGCTCGCGCCACACACCGACCGGCGCACCGCCGAACTGCTGGAACTGCCGGATGCCCCACAAGGCCGCCCACGCCTCGACGCGCTGCGACGGCGTGATTTCCTCGCCGTCCCACAGATCCGCCTGGATTACATAGCCGTCTTGCGTCTTGTGCTCGCCGACCGCATGGCCGTCGATGTTCTTGCTGATGTACTTCGCGACGTAGCCGACAGCCGAGCCTTTCGCGCGGTCGATCATCTCGAAGCGCACGCGATGAAGCTGCGCGCCCGGTTCATCGCCGGAATCGCGCAGGCCGTGCTTGCGCATGACCGCACAGAAGCGCTCGACCTTGTCGGCAAACACAAGGCCGTGCCAGTGCGGGCAGCCGTCGTGATGCGGCTCGGCAACGCGCATGCCGAAGTACACGATGCCCTCTCGCTTCAGTTCGGCGCGGATGCGCTGCCACACATTCCGGAGATACGCCTGCGCGTCGCGCGGCGACAGCTCGGCGTAGACCGGGTTCGGCTCTACGACGCCGCCGGTCGTTCGGACAGCATGAAAGCGGCTCGGGCAGGTCAGCGTGAACATGACGCCGCGCAGCTTCGCATCGTCGGCCAGTTCTTCGAGACCGCGCAGCCGTGTGAACAGCTCGCCGCGCTTGAGCGCCTTATTCGACATGCCCTTTGCGGCCAGCTCCGCGAGCGTGAACTGTTGGCCGTTCTCGTTCTCGACCGTGACGGATTCGAGCGTGCGCGTGTTGCGGCGGTTCTGCGCGATGTGCCGGCGCACCGCTTCATCGCTTGCATATGGCTCGGCGCGGCGATGAACGTAGTGCAGCCGGATATTGCTGTGTTCGAGCGTGCGAATGTGCATCTTCCGCAACTGGCGGCGCCACCAGAGTTCACAGCGCACACGCGCGACCTGGTCCGCAGGATGCTCGAAGGCAGGCAGATCGACGCCGTACATACCGCACGAGCTTTTCGCCACGACGAGCGCATCGGCCACGCTCAGGCCGTGCGCACGCAACGAAACGTCGTTGGCAATGCGCCGCGCCTTCATACAGATCTCGTGATCGTTGGCATCGGGCCGCACCGGCAGGTGTTCGGGCGCATGCTCGTCGATAAATTCGCGTATCGTGCGCGCCGCTTCGCCCATATCGAACAGACGATCCGCCACACGTTGGCCCGGCACCTGGACTTTAGCCGCGCTCGCGTGGCCGGCTTGTTCTGCTTGACGCAGCGCGCGGCGCATCCACTTTGCCGGCAGGCGCTTGAGCGCCGCCTTGGCTTCCGGAAGTTCGGTCAGGACGGTCGAAACGTCGCGTGCGTAGACCCACATCAGGCACGACCTTTCGCGCTTCCAGCGAGTGCATCGACGAGCGCGATTCGCGCACCGATCCAGCGCATTACGGGTACTGCCATGCTGTTGCCAAGTGCTTTGTAGCGCGGGCCGTCCGCGGCAGGCTTGCCGCGGACCTCGATACGTGTGTAATCGTCTGGAAAACCCTGGAGCCGCTCGCATTCCCGCGGTGTGAGGCGACGGACAACCGATCCCGCAACGTGCATGCGACTTTCTTTGGTAAGCGTAGGGACTGGCAAACCGACCGCTGCGCGAGTGCGGTTGGTAGCGCTAGTGATCTGAGCTGCATCGAATGCAATCGCTCCAATGCCAAGGCCACCGCGACCACCGCTCGGCGTCAAAAGTGCGTTGGCTGTTCCGTCACACCTATATTCGAGGTTCAGACCTCCGTCGCGTCCACGCTCCATCAGCACGAATGGCTCGGCGATGTAGGTCGTATTGTCGAGATCGGTACCGCGCCCCTTGCTTAGCGCATGTGCTCCAAGGGGCTTTGCGACGCCATCTGTAGCGCCTCCAGCAAACCCGTAGGCAAGTCCTTTCCCCGGCGCTCGGCGCGGTTCAGGATGCCCTTGCAAGCCGTCGCGCTCAAAAAGTACCGCTGCGGCACGTCGCCAGTCTCCAGCGTGTCCGACAACAAACACACGGCGGCGTCGCTGGGCCACTCCGAAGAACTGAGCGTCAAGAACCCGGTAGGCGAACCCATACCCGAGTTCTGCCAAACAGCCGAGCAGGGTTCCAAAGTCCCGTCCGCCGTTCGACGACAGGACACCGGGGACGTTTTCCCAGACCAGCCAGCGGGGAGCGAAGCGCTCAGCAATGGCAAGATAGGTGAGCATGAGGTTGCCACGCGGGTCAACCAGTCCCCTTCGGAGTCCCGCGACGCTGAAGCTTTGGCAGGGAGTTCCGCCGACGAGAAGATCGATAGCTGCATCGGGCCATTCCTGAAAACGCGTCATGTCACCGTGGTTGGGGACATCCGGATAGTGATGGGCCAGGACCGCGCTCGGAAAGCGTTCAATTTCACTGAACCATGCCGGCCGCCAGCCGAGCGAATGCCACGCGACCGTGGCCGCTTCGATGCCGGAACAAACGGAACCGTAGATCATTCGCACAGCCCGTACGCAGATGCACATGCAGTCGCCGGCTCGGCGTCTGCGAGTAGGTCGTATTGCCGGCCGCCGCGGGTTGTCCTCGACCAGTCGATCACTCGCCAGATATGCGACGCGGCGCCGGTATGGCCACCGTGGTCCGAGAGGTGCATGAACGTGACAGGCGAACCGGGACGGCAAACCGACGTGACGATCCGTTCCCATTCGGCGATCCGTTCAATGTGCTCCGGAAAACGACGTGCGATCTCGCGCAGCTCCGCTTTCGACGCGTTGATACACGGCATGCACCCGACCCGCGACATGCCTTGCCGATACAGCGGATTGGGGCAAATCCCGGCCGCCGCGTGTGCGGCGAACACATCGCCGGCGTTCCAACGCAGTATCGGCCGATACACGGCGTAATGGCCGCCGCGATGCTCGTATGAGGGCAGCCAACGCCGGGCCTCGCTCTCGTCAGCCCGAACGCCCTGCCACGACTCGACGGCGAAGCCGCGGTCGATCAGCTCCAGTTGATACTCGGTGATCGGGTTACGCTTCAGGTATTCGGTGCAGTATTGACGCTTTCGCGATGGAAAGCCGCCCTTCAGCATGCACACATCGAGAAATGGATTTCCTGTCGGATGCAGCAATTCAAGCGCGCGCGCAGCGGCTTGTGGCGTCCAGGCATACTGAAATTGACGCGCGCCGTAGACGGCCGATTCCGGCTCGCCCGCTGCAATCCGCGCGAGGTTGGCTCGCTTCGTTGCGAACTCGTCGTCGAATGATGCGCGCACAACGTCGACCGTGATCCCGAGCGTGCGCGGCAGGTAGTCGAGCGCGTATTCATACGTCGACTCGTGCTCGTTTCCGGTGTCGGCAAATACAGCGCGCACGCCCTCGTGACCGTGTAACTCGAGCGCGACAAGCAGCGTCGCCGTGCTGTCTTTTCCTCCGGACATGGACACGACGTGAATCGTTCGGCGTTCGCTCATTGGTCGACCACTCCCCTAAATGTCACGCGCGGTCTTTCGCCGTAGAGACCGGCCACGACGGCTCCGCATCGTCGGCCGGATGCACGCCGCACCACGCCATCACGGCGACGATCGTGATCAGCCAGATCGCCCACAGCGGCAGCGGCTTTTGGTTCTTCGGTTGCTTCATCAATCCCCCTATCGGTTCACCCATCGACGCCGCGCCATCTTCGTCAGCAACGGCCGCAGCTCGCGCATCGCGGCGGCGGCGGCCTGATCGGTACGCGCGGTGCGCGGCGGGTTGTAAACGACGAACGGGGGCACCAACACCCCCGCTCCGATGCCAAACTCGGCAAGGTCAGCGGCCAGAAAATCGCGCGAGCCCTCGCCTGCACGTTCCTCGCTCGCCGCGTGCATCATGCGGCGCGACGCTCGTCGGCAGCCTGCGTCGTGACGACTGCGTCGAGCGCCTTGTGGAATGCCTCATCGCGTGTCATCGGATGCGACACACCCGTTTTCTCCGTGTACCAGTGGAATTCGCGACGCCCTTCGATGCCCTTGGCGACGAAGTAACCGCCATCCCCCAACCGATCGAAGAACGGGCCAACCTCGATCACGCCAGTCGCCACGACGCGCGGCATCGCCATTTCGATATCTGCGTCGGTCATGCGTCCGCCCAGTCGTGCAAAGCGATCAGGGCATCCAACGCAGGGTCTCCGGTCGCCGGTTCGATGTCATGACGCGCCAAGTCGATCGCGACCCATGCTTCAATGGTCGCGCGACGCCAGTACCGATACAGCCATTTTTGGCGGTCTGTCATGCGGTCCTCACGATCGCAAACGCGCGCTCGACGCGACGCATCGTTGCCGCTTGGCGCTCGGCTTCATCGCGAGCACGACGGCGCGCCATGCTTTCCGCATTGCTTTCGCGGATCACACGCCGAATCGCGCACACTTCCGTCTCTATGTGATTCGGAATCCTATAGATATCAGCCATTTCCCATCCTTTCGTTGATGACTGTACGCTCAGCGATCGGCCTTTTTGGCTTCCCTGTCAGCCTTTAAGCGTGCGATATACTCATCCACCTTCGCCAACCATTCGGCGGGCGCAGGAACGCCGTCGATACCTTTCGACATGTACTTGCGCATGTATGCCAACGCGACAACCGGCTCATCCCGATTTTTTCCACCAATATGCTTATGGAAATATTCAGCGGCGCGAGCGAGTTCGACCCGATTGCTACTGTCGTTCACGCAGAGTTCAGGGCACCCGTATTCGATGCAGAGCTGGTTGATAAGCTGAGCATCGGTAACCCGGACACTCCTGCGCAGTTTCGCCGAAGCTCCCCGCGCGTCGTGTTCGGTATTCGAAACGACACTGGTGACATCTACCGACGAATTGGCGTCTACAGCACCGGCGTTGCCTTCAGCCTTAAAAACTGGTTCGAGGCACACGGCTTCGTCGACGAGATTGGCGTGACGCACATCGTTGTCGACGGCTGCGATCATATTTTTCGCCGTCATGCCTGACCGCCTTTCGTCGCTTGCTCGAAGTGCTCGATTGCGCGATCCGGGTCAGATGTGCGCCAGTCCGGCCAAGCGCGGCCCTCGTTCGTCGCCAGCTTCGCCGCAAGCGCGTCCGTGATCTGTTCGGGAGTCGCGCCCGTGCGCCACGCGCCATCGAGGCCGAGCAGAATCACGTCGATCCACTCGCGGAGGTCATCCGGTGCGGCTTCGACCTCGATCAGCTCCTTACGAATGTGATCGCACACGCGAGCCGTGCAGCGGCCCGGCCCGAAGGCATTCTCTGAAAACGCGCGCTGGCGTCGAAGAAACGCATTCATGTCGAATTCCGGCGGCATGAACGCAACGGAGTAATTCTGTTTCGGGTCGTGAAGCACACGCCGAATCTCTGCAACATCTGCTTCCGACAATTCGAATGTCGGCTTGAGCACGAACGCGGCTTGATCGCCAGCCGGATCACCGGCGTCAATGCCGCACCATGCGGCCGACTCAGCCGGCGCCACGTCGCCGAAGCCCTGCACGAATCCGATGCTCGCATCCGCGCCCGATCCGCGCGCCTCGTCGACCGCGGCCGCCAATACGAGCGTGCGCGTGTCAGCGCGCGTCGGATGGCTCGCCGCGACGCCGTCTTGCAAATTGGCTGTCGCCCAAAGCGCGTGTTGGTGAAGCGACTGGATTTCCCACGCGTTCGTTATGATGCGATCCGCACGGCGCAGCTCGACGAACAGCGCGCGCGGCGTGCCGTCGTCAATCACGGCCTGCCGTTCGTTGGCGCGCGTGACGCCCTCGCCGATAGCGTCGTCGCGCTCATTCGCGTTCGCCCACTGCAATTTCTGGTCGAACGTCATGACACCAAGCGCGTTTCGGATGATCGTGTGCGCCGCGCGCAGCTCGTCGCGAAGTTGTTGAGCGATCGCGGCTTTGTCCGCCGAGCAGCTCGCGGCCAGTGCCGCAAGCGTGTATTCCTGGGCGCCAGTAGAGGTCGCATTCATGCGTCGCCCTCCCGATTTTGGACGCCCCGACCTGCGACGACAGCCTCACGAGTGCGCATACCCGCTTCGAAGATCTTAGCCATCGCACCTCGACGTACCGCATTGCGGATTCGCTTTCTCGCGCACGAGATTGCCTCTTTGCTCGATGCTCCATTGCCCGTGAGCATCCCGCTTTCGATGTTGCTCACGACGTAGAGATTGTCGTCGCCGTCGACGCGGAAGCGGTTGCGGTGAACACCGAACGTCATGCCAAGGGCGTTCTTGATCACAACCTGCTCGCCTTCCACCCGCTTGAGGCCCTCGCCCATGAGGATTTCGTAGGTGATGGTCATGCCGGCACCCCAGCGCGACTCACCGCAGTCCAGTTTCGGACGATACACTGCATCGAGTCCATCAGCGCACGCCATGCGGCGTCAGCGGTTTGGCGGATAAGCGCAAGCGCGCTGTAACGTGACCGTGAAAATTGCAACGAAATGTGCTGCATTTGACTTCCCCTTGTTCAACCCCTGAACGGTGTACTGCGTGAAAGTCGCCCGGCGGCTGGGTAGCTATTCCAGCACCGGCGGGGTTGTGAACCGGCTGCCGGGGCGACAGGCGGATAATACTTCGTGGCCTCGAAGCATGCAAGCCTCGAAGCATCGCGACCAAGAAGCATCGAGGCCGCGAACGTTGCATGTTCGAGAACATCGAAGTAATCTTGCTTCCGGGTTGATATTGATTTTTAAGGGGTTTCAATGAAGACGACCGTCGATTACCTCGACGAAGCCAAGCGTTGCCTTGGCGTCGAGTCCGACTATGCCCTGTCCAAGCGACTGGACATTCGCCAATCCACCATCAGCGGCTACCGTGCTGGTCGCAGCCATTTCGACGAGCTGACCGCGCTGAAAATTGCGCAGGCGTGCAGCATCGATCCGATGGAAGTCATCGCGGCCGCAGCTTATGAGCGCGCAAAAACGCCCGATGTTCGCGATATCTGGATGGGGGCTTGGGAAAAATTTTCCAAGGGTTTTCGGTGGCTGGCGCTACCCGCTAACGCTTGTGGGGCCTTGGTCCCGCAGGTGTAA